ATAATCAATAAATCTGCACCCCTACCCGCTATCGCACCACCCACACCTGCCGCAAAATATTCACCACCCTGGCTCGTTTGCCACTTCCCCGCACTTTTTGAGTCAGAGGCCAAGGATACCTTGGGAAAAATATTAGAATACTCGTCCGAATCCATCAGGTTACGCACCTTGCGACCAAAATTGATCGATAAATCAGCCGTGTGCGTGGTCTGCATGATCTTCATGTCAGGATTCAAACCCATCACCCAAGACGGAAAGTAGATCGAAGCGAACTCACTCTTCGTATGACGGGGCGGCATGTTCACAATCAACCGCTTCAACTCACCCTTCGCCACACGAGTCAACTTCTCCGCAATGATCCGATGGTGATCACCCTCAATGAAGCCCGGCCAGATGTACCGTATGTACTCCATGAACGAGTCCTTCGCCTTGTGCTGCGTATCCAGAAGCGTCAAACGCTCCTGCAACATCAAAATCTCTTTCATCTCACCTTCAGAGAGGTGACTCAGGTTAGCCATTTCTATTTTTCATAACATTATGGGTGGGGAACGTTATATATACACTAACACTATACGCTGTGCTGTATAGGGGGTGGTGGGGTCGCGATAAATCGCAGGCTTTTTTTGGGTCTGCGCCCTAGGGTACCTAGGACGCGCAGGTTATGCAAACTGTTAGGCTGATCGGGCGACTGAGTGGCGCGATGGAAGGCCGCGAGGCCGTGAGCGCGGAAGTTTAACAGTGAGGCGCGCCCTATCGATCAGGTGATGTCTAACTTGTGTCTAGGTTATTGCATTGTCGTTTTGTTTGTTTGCTTGTGTGTGTCGTTTTTTTTTGATACATTGCATTCGTGCAATGGCGCACAGCAACAAAGGGAAAACGAAATGGAATCACTTAAAGATCTAATCGCGGCGCAAAAGCTTTTGAAGTTCGAGATATCTCAAACAAAGAAATCGAAAGAGCTCGCCGCCATCGAGGAAAAGATTGCAGCGATAATGGGTCCAGCAAAAAAGCGCGCAAAGAAGAAGGCCGACCGCATTGGTTATGTTGAAACGGAAAAAGATGGCAAGGTCAGCCGAACATCAGAAGGCAAGCTTCCAATCAATGGTGAGACTGCCAAATACAAGGTAACGAAATCAGAAGTAACAGCCCACGAACGCACCAGCGTCCGAATCGAAATGATCTAGGTATCAACGTGATAGCCATCCATTGGGTGGCTATTGCGATGCGGCCTCGCATCAATTAAACTGTAACGACAAAGCAAAGTTAAGGAGACAAAAGCTATGCTATTTAAAGATCTAAACGAAACCGACGCCGACGAGTATCGCCAATGGGCACACGAAAATTATTGTGCTGGCGATCACATCAACGCCGTTTGGCACCCAGTAATCCGCGCCGAGTGCGCCAAGATCAACGCCGAGTCTGGCAAGTGCGCGAATGGCACTCACTATGTCGGCGCATTCAATATGCCTTATGCCGAACTGGTTAAACTGATTGGCGAGCCTAATGGCGGAACCGATGGTTATAAAGTCGATGTCGAATGGGTATTCGATCACAATGGCGACGTGGCGACAATCTACAACTGGAAAGATGGCCCGAACTACACAGGACGCGGGACCATCGAGGAATTGTACGAATGGCACATTGGCGGGCATGACCTGACCACAGCCAACGACATGGTTCTCGAACTAATCGGCAACCGATAAACCAAATGGGGGCTGCGGCCCCCACTCTCAACCTGATCCACGGATCAAATCAAAAGGAAAACAAACCAATGGCAAACCCATTCGGAAAGACACGCGACGTTGAAAAACCATATGCAACCTATGTGGGCTATCACAATGAAATAGGGTCAATCGAGGTGCGAGTGCTCAAGCGATACAAGCATTCAGTCGAGGCTGAGAAAAAGAATCAGTATTCAACATGGCTAACTGCAGCCAAGTCGGACGCAACATATGGCCGCTGGGAGTATGGCGACCAATACGCCGGGATGATTCAGTCTTGCTATCGGCTGCTCGATGCTGAGCCCGAGTGGCTGGAACAGTATCAGGCATAATAAACCTGGGGGCTGCGGCCCCCATCACTCAAAACAAAAGGAAAGCAAATGATCTTAACTGACACAAACGGAAAGCGCTGGAGGCTTCACGAGCGTTTGAGCGGTTGGAAGTATCAGATATATCCGAATCACTCACAATTAAATCTCAGCAAAGAAGACGGCGAGAGTCCGACCACTGGCCTAACAATACCCGACCACATTGCAGATGAATGGATAGCGGGCAGAGTGAGAGTCAAGGTCGATTGATTGGTGGGGGCTCAGGCCCCCATTTTTTAATCGGATCCGATTGGCCTGGCACCTACCTGGCCGGATCAGGCAGGCCGCAGGCACTCGAGGCCGCAGGCAAAATATATATAGATGGCCAAAGGCCGCAAGCCTGCTAGGCCGCAGGCATTGCGAGCAAAACATATATAAAACGCACAAGGCCGCAAGCTTGGCGGGCCGCAAGCCGAGCTCATGACGGGCTCAAAGCAAGCGCCAGGCACCAAAAAAATGTGCAAATGCCTAGCAAAATTTGTTAAAATCGACGCAACAGTCAAGCAATTGGCTGGCAACAAAAGGAAACAAAAGGATGATTAAGAAACTACTAGATACCGCCAAGGTTAGCGGTAACACGAAGGTCGCGAAGACTGGCAGAAAAGGCCTGCCATTTGGTGGCAAAGTACGAATGGCGCAATTGTCCATGATGCCTGACAGCATATTGTGCGCGGGCAGTAAAGCGGCAGGCTGCATGGATTTGTGCCTAAAAGATGCAGGCCTGGCCGCAGTCTACCGCAGCGTGAACCTGGCACGCCAGGCACGGACAGACTACTGGCACCAGGACCGAGAAGGTTTTCTGTCACAACTACGACGCGAACTATCAAACTTCGCCAAGCTATGCGAAAAGCAAAACGTGCAAGGTGTGGTTCGTCTTAACGTGCTGTCCGATATCGCATGGGAAGAGCACAACATTCCGCAAGATTTCCCGACGCTGTATTTTTATGACTACACGAAGCGCGCCAAGCGTCTCAACAAAACCCCATCGAATTATGACTTGATGTTTTCATACAGCGCACGGCACCAATATCGAAAGCAAGTATTGATGGCTGTATGCCAGGACAATCCGATAGCGGTGGTATTCAAAAGCAAGATGCCCGACACATTCCTAGGGCGTGAGGTTATCGACGGCGACCAGTCAGACTTGACCAATGTTCACGCGGGCAAGGTGGTGATTGGGCTAAAAGCAAAAGGTCCTGCCAAGCATGACACCAGCGGATTCGTGGTAGATGCAAACGTGGTCCCAACATTCACGGTTAGTTAAGGAGACAAAATGAAAATCACGACACAAAACGAACTAGCCGCGCTCATTCTGGGCGTGCGCCTGGGTAGCGAGCACATGCTGAACTTCTATGATGGCGACGATTACGTTGGTAATAGACACATCGAAGTCTCAGATGATGGCTGCGAGGGATGGCGCGTTAGTTTGAATACTAACAACGGCGAGTTGCACACTGGATTTTGCGCCAACGAAGACCAAGAGGAAGAGCTTAACGAAGTGATACGCGAGGCTCAAGAACAAGCCGAGCAAATCCACAAAAGCCTAGAGGAGGGCAAGCAATGAAAACTTACTTCGTTTCAGTAGAAATCAAAGAGGTTCACACCTACGAAGTGGAAGCCAATAGCGAGGAAGAAGCTTACAACCTGATAAACGATGCCAGCCTGGAAGAACCGACCAAGCCGGTAGACTTCAACACCGGCGAGCCGATACCTGGCGTCGAGTACGGAGACTGCATGGTCCGAGACATCTACACATACACGGACATCGAGGAGGGGGAGTAATCCCCCAGCCCTTCGGGCCCGCCGCCGTGATCCGCGGATCGCCACAGGCCGCAAGCCGCAAGCATATATATTCGATCAAGGCCGCAAGCCCGCAAGCATGCGTAAAAAAAATCGCAAAAGGCCGCAAGCTCTCAGGCGCACGCACGGCCCCGTACAAGGCCGCAAGGCCGCAAGCCTGCCTCAACCCCTAGGCGGGCGGGAAAAGCTCTCAAATCAAACGCTAGACCCCTTGTGGGAGGGGTGGGGAGCGACTAACCCCCACAAACCCCCACAATTTAGATACTTTTTGTCGATACTCATAATTCTCTATTGACATAGAACGCCAAAGCATTATTATCGAACGCGCATAGCAAACAAAAGGAGAAAGCAAATGCAACTTAAAGAATGGCCAGCACCCCAAGAAAACTCGCTGACTCAAGCAGTGAGAGAAATGATTACCCACGAGATCGACATCATTCACGAGAGTGATTGGTGGAAAGAGATGATTGATGAAGCTGTTGATCGCAGGCTCGCTGAACGCGAACAGGGGGCTAAGTAATCATGGCACCACGCAACAACAAACCATTCCAACCCAAAGACCTTGACCCTACGCTTGCAGCGATGGGGCCACGCTCTACCATGGAACTCAAGAACCTCAGTCACAACGTGACCTTCTCTGAAGAGACACACTGCTTCCGAGCATCTGTCTACATCAACGGCAAGCGCATGTTCTCTGTGTCCAACGGTGGCAACGGTGGCCCGAACTTCTACTCGCCATCTGATTTCGGCAAAGGCAAAGAAGCTTTTGATGAGGCCATGGCAATCGCCCGTGAAGAGGCCAAGCAATACACACTCAAGAAGATTGAGTTAGGTGAAGACCTGCAGTGGGCGATAGATAAATTCGGTGATGGAAAGAGTGACGAGCTAATCGACTGGCTGATCACGGATCTGATCAACGAACAACTGACGCTGAAAGAAATGCGCAAGACGTTGAAAAAGAAAGTCGCGGTCTATGACCCCAAGAGCAACGACATCTTACAGATTGGCAAAGACAAGCCCACTGATGAGATCTTAGAGAAATACAAAGCTCACTTTGTCTTGCAGCGCACTGATAAGAATGCCAAAGATTGGATATGGCTCAACACGATCCCAGAGGCGGAAGCGTACAAATACTGGAGGACTGCATCATGAGTTCAATCGACGGCAAGATTTCCTGTGACCGCTGCGGCGAGTACAACCATGAACGTAGCATGGTGTTTCACGGCACCACCGCGATGTGCATTGGATGCGATGACGAAGTCGAAGATTTGGAGGAGCAAAGGCTCAGTCATCTTGATGGTTTGTCTGACGAGGAACTCGCCATGCAACCAAACGCACCTGAGGAAGAAGTCTTCTTTCCCTGCGACGAGTGCGGCACCATGATTGCTGAGCACATGCTTGCATCAATCGAAACTAACACGGGCATGCGTAACTGCTGCCCGATGTGCTACAGCGAATGCTACGAAGATTCTCGTGGTGTTCTGACTGAGTACACCATCAGCTACCTTGAAGTAATCAAGCGCGAAGTGAAGGTCACAGCCATGAGCCGTGCCCAAGCGGAGCGCATCACATTGTCTGGGAACAAAGAGTTTGCTTTACGCAAAACCCGACTGCCTCAGACCATTGGCAAATCAATAGTTAAGGAGACTACCGATGCCTAACATATGCAAAAACGAGTTAACAGTTTGGAGTAGAGATGAAGATCAAGTTAGATCTTTCATAAACTTTGTAGAGTCTGATGATTCCATATTCGACTTCAACAAAATAATTCCATCGCCAGATTGGGACAACACGCCAGACGAAAATGACGAGCTTCCGACTGATGTTGAAGAGATTCGTAACAAGTCTGGCGAGCTAGTGATGTCTTTCAATAGGTTCCCCACGAGCGGCAAAACAGATGACCGATGGTACAACTGGAACTGCGATAACTGGGGAACGAAATGGAACGCCATGAACGAGGACATGGAGTTTGATGAAAAATATGGCGACGAGGTGTCATACAAGTTTGACACTGCGTGGTCTCCACCTGCACCAATTCTAAAAGAACTAAAATTTAAGTTTCCTGAACTTAATATTCTTTGGTTTTACAGGATTGAAGATTGGGAAGCTTGCGGGTTCTTGCACAAAGAGATCGAGGATCTTTAGATGTCTGATCTAATTTCATCAACAGACCCCTACGAGAAAGAAACTCGTGGGGGCATGAGAGCCAACTCATCCACGATGCACCAACACAAAGTTGAGCGTGAGTTCACATGCTTATGGTGTGGTGTGAAGTTCATGAGCACGCAGTCATCAGCCAAGTACTGCTGTCAGGCGCATCGAAGCAAAGCCTTTCGAGCGGTTAGACGCATTGATAAGCCAAGGCGTATCACTCAACTGAGGCGTAGAGGCAAAGGTTTCAGACCACCGATTGCGTTGGTTCGCTACCATGCGGAGTCTTCGTCTGGCTCTAAATCATCCTCCTCATCTTCTTCGTCTTCCTCATCCTCACCATCATAATCCTCACCATCATAATCCTCACCTAAATCCTCTTCATCCTCACCATCGAGGAGCTCCGCTGCGGGCTCCTCATCTTCCTGATCCTCGAACTCTGCATCCTCGAACTCTGCATCCTCAAACTGTGCCTCTTCAACATCATCACCAGGCACATCCTCAACATCCATCACGCTGTCATCCACCACTGCAGCGCGCAAGCCGGGCATCAGCTGATTTTTATCGAGCAGAGCATTCAACCTGGCCTCAACTTCTGATCGGTCCATCTGGTCGATTCGCCCGTGCTTGATCTCTTTCTTCTCAACCATCAGGCCCGCAAGTTTTGCTCTGCCCAACTCTGCTGTGACGGCTGCACCATACGATCCATCTTCAACTGCCCTGTCTCTGATCATCTGCAAGTCACGCGCAACCTTCTCAAACGTGATCTCATACTTCTTCTGCTGCGCCTCTTGCAGTTCACGAATCTTCATCTGCACGTTCATGTATCTGGGATCATGCAAAAGCACATACGCAATCTGCCGTGGGTTTGAGTAACCTGCTCGATGCGCAGCTTCTGTGTTAGTCAGATCGTGATACACATAGTGCTGAATGAACGCCTGCTGCTTCTTTGTGAACGGCTTTTCTTTGTGCCTCTCAGGCAGGCTTCGCTTTGGGTTGTTCAACATATCGACTGCTTGATTTTTAGCCATACAAAATCCCTTCTATGCGCCTTCTAAAATCTCTTCTATGCGCCCTTGATTCTCATCCTACAAAAAATTTTTTTTCTTTTCTTCCCCCTTCCTCAAAGAGGGGAGATCGGGTTATCCCGAAGGGGAGCTATTTCATATATCTCTCCCCCTCTTTAGAGGTGACCCTATGACCCATTGACCCACCCTTTAAAATCAATAACTTAGGTAGGGGTAGGGTCAAGGGTCACGCAGGGTCACGCTGACCCTATGACCCACCGTGACCCTACTATATAAATCAATGACTTACAGACTTATCCACAGGGGTAGGGTCAAAACGAAAAACCCCCCGTGACCCTACGCTTTTTGGGTAAATCGGCTGTTCCGCGAACCTCGAAACTACTTTAACTTTTCGTCCTAAGTTCATTTAATTTTCGTCCTAAGTTCATTTAATTTTCGTCATCATTGCGAGGTCAGAGAAGCCTCTGTACCTGCCGATTCTTTTGTTCTGAGTGGGTGTTTGTTTTTTATTTTTGCTCCTTATGTCCCACACCATGAGCACTTCTTTGCCGCACATTTTGCATGCTTTTGGCAGGTCATTTGTTTTGTACTCGCCATCGCACGACACGCATTTTATGCGCCAGTTTTTGCTTTGCGAACTCCATTCACCAAACTTCATATCAGCCCCTCTATCCGCACTGCCTTACCAGTGCCGCCTGAACCTTTTGTGACCTCGAGCCTGTACATTCGTGTCACCTGATACACGTCATCCGATGACAGGCCGAGAGTCTTTGCGATCT